TAATTTGTGTTTAATTTATTTATTACTGACCTACCAGTTCCTTCTAAGTCATAAACACCGGGTAAATGGTCTCCTTCAGGTTTTTCAATAAATTTTTCAGTAAAAACATCTTTCATTAGTTTATTAATACCATTCATATAAATCCATTTAACATCAGGAACGGTATTAAATAAGTTTCTATAAAATTCGTTTTCTTTTGGAGAACACATTTCAGATTTACCTTCACTTAAAAGTTGTTTCATTTTTTGAGATTCCATTAATTTTGTTTGGGTTTTCATTTNGTACATTTTGCTTACGAAATCCCAATTTACAACACCCCAAAAATTTGTGATGTATTCATCTCTTTTATTTTGGTATTTCAGATAATATGCGTGTTCCCATAAGTCCAAACCTAAAAGTGGAAATCCACCATTTTCAATTACGTTCATTAACGGATTGTCTTGATTTGGAAGTGTCATAATTTTCAAGGTATTACTTGAAGTAAGGACTAACCACACCCAACCTGAACCGAATCTTTCTTTGGCAATTTTTTCAAATTCTTTTTTAAATTTTGTAAAAGTTCCGTATTGTTTTGTGATTTTTTTGTATAACTCGCCAGTTAATCTTTGTGGTGTTGGTGTTAGCATATTCCAAAATAATGCGTGGTTAAATGCTCCACCGGCATTATTTCTTATATCTTTATCGAAACGACTAATTGTTCTAATAATCTTTTCTAAGTCTAAGTCCCCTTGTTTTTTCTTAGATAGTGCGTTGTTTAATTTGTCTACGTAACCTTTATAGTGTTTGTTGTAGTGAACATTCATTGTCTCTGGGTCAATGAAGTTTTTGAGGGCTGAGTAAGAATAGGGTAATTTCTCTATTCCAATTTTTTTCATTTCAGAAATTAAAACTTTTTTTCCTGTTTCAACTTTTTCGTTTACTATTTGTTTTTCAAGTTTCTGAATCTTTTCTTGTATTTTTTTCATATTTTTGGATTATCCATTACATATAAATAATCCGTTAGTTGTTAATATCGCAGTTGATTTATTTTTTGTAAGATTTCTTCGGCTGCGTCCGTTGTTATTTGATTGTCACCCATAACCGTTGCGATGACTTGTTTTTTGTTATTTAAGATATCATAAATGACACCTTCGATTGTGTTTTCAAATATTGGATAATAAACCAATACATTATTTTTTTGACCATAACGGTATGCTCGGTCTTCCGCTTGGGCGTGGTCTGAGGGTAAAAATGATAGGTCATTCATAATAACGGCTTCAGCTGAGGTTAAAGTAATACCAACACCTGCCGCTTTAATGTTTCCGACAAAAACTTTAACTTTTGGATTATCTTGAAATTCATCAACACTTCTTTGTCTTTCGGGTTTTGACATTGACCCGTCAAGTTTGACTGCCGATTTTCCAAAGTGTTCAATAATTTTATTTAATGAATCGGTAAAATTACAAAAGATGATTACTTTTTTATCTTGTTCGATGATGTTCTCAGCAATCTCAATTGTTTGTGATATTTTTTCATCGGCAATAATCTGTCTAACTTTTGTAAGTTTTGAAAATTGAACCGTTAATGATTTTGATTCGTCAGGGTTTTTGTCATACCAATCATAATATTCACCCATAACCTCTTCATAGTTTTTTGATTTTAATCTCAAATAAACTGGTGTAATAATTTTATCGGGTAAATCCAAAACATTTTCTTTTAATCTTCTTAAAATCGTTGCTGCGGTTCGTTCCCTTAACTCGTCCAAGTTTGACGCTCCGGTGATGTTCCATACCTTTCTACCACCGACATTGAATTGATAACCCTGACAATACCTAATTGCGTATGCCATCCAATTTTTAGACACGGGACTATCCACCAAACTTAATAAGTTAAAATAATCCATCGGTCTTGATGTCATTGGAGTTCCCGTTAATAACCAAAGTCGGTCAACGGTTTTAACCAAATCATTAATTAATTTTGTTCTTTGGGCTTGTCCGTTTTTAATATAATGGGCTTCATCAACAATAACCAAATCAAAATTTGCTTTAAGAATTTCCGAATCATCTTTTTTCTTTGGGTCGTGGAAGTTTTTTATAATATCATAGTTGATGATAACAAAATCGGCATCCGTACTAAAATTTTTACCTTCAGCAATATAAATTGATTTATCAGAATAATTTTCAATTTCTCGTTTCCAATTAATCTTTAATGTTGCGGGACAAATAATTAAAACTTTCTTTGAGTTTGCTTCCAACGCAGCAATGATTGTTGATGTGGTTTTTCCCAAACCCATATCATCGGCCAAAATAAATTTCTTATTTTCAACCAATTTTTGGACAGCTTCTTTTTGATGTTCAAGTGGTGGACGATTAGAATATTTGTCATAATTGATTACAACATCTCTAACTGTATTGTCTTTTATGACCGCAGCTTTTGGTAACCAAAAATCGTGAAATTCTTCTGTTTCTCTTATTTTACCCCAAATATGAAACGCCTTTTCTTTTTCTGCCAATAACTTTTCCACCCAAACTTTTTCAGGTATTTCGGTCATTAACTTATCGTTGGCTAATTTCTGCGCGAAGTATGCGTCCAAGATAACCCACTTTCTCGCAACCTTTGGTTGTTTGTCGTGGAAGTTAATGATATACTCGGATTGACTTCGAGTTGGGTAAAATTTCTTATTTAACTTTGATTTTTTCTTTAACTCTAACAGATAGTTATTACCACCCTCATATGTTTCAAGAATCGTCATTGCTTTTGATTCTAAACTTATTTCCATTTATAAAATAAAAGTTTGGAATAAATATAAGTAAAAATAAAGTATTTATCAATTATATGCAGAAATTAGTTCCAATAACAAGGTTAGGTAAGTTCTTCGGTGGTGAAGATTTTGAGTTAGAAGTTCAAATGGGAACCGAATGGCTCGAAGGCGATATGAACTTTACCGTTGTATTATATCGTATTGATAGATACAAGACCAAAACAGATGATGTTTATGGTGAGGTTCTTGAAGATGGTATTCAATTTATGGCACCAATTGAACTTAAAGGATATGTTCAAGTATTGGCTCCAACTAATAAATTTTTAGGTACATCAAGAGTTGAACAATTGGAACCAGGTAATATGAAATTTTCAATTTATCAAAAACAATTGGATGATTTGGGAGTTGAAATATTCATGGGTGATTATATTGGTTATTATGAAACTGAATCTCGAGTTAGATATTATACCGTTAGTGATGACGGAAAAGTTGTTTCAGATAATAAACACACATATGGAGGTTATAAATCGTTTTATCGTACCATTACAGCTACTTATGTATCTGATAATGAGTTTAGGGGATTATAATTAAATTAATAAAATATTTGTAGTAAAANAATAAAATGGCATTACCAAAACAAGTTGTAAAACCAACATTACCATTGGTTCCTAAGAAAACGTTATCNGCTAGAAGAGAACAACTTTTAGAATATATTAACGCAGATGGAACTTATCTACCAAAGTCAGTATTACATGCCGATTTGGATAGGGGTATGTTAGATTTTGTTAAAACAGATTTACAAGTTGTAACCGCTGGAAGTATTGTCCCTATGGTTGATATTTTAATAACAACTCAGAACTGGTCTCAATATACAGAAACTTGGACTTTTACGGATATGGATTATAATCCAACTCCGCCATTTATAACCGTTGTTAGAACCCCCGAAGTAAAATATGGAACCAACCCCTCTTTACAGTATACAATACCAAATAGAAAACAATTCTATTATGCTTCCGTTCCAACTTGGAATGGTAACGAACAAGGTATGGACATTTATACAATCCCACAGCCAGTACCTGTTGATATTACTTACAGCGTAAAAATTGTTTGTAATAGAATGAGAGAATTAAACGAGTTGAATAAAGTTGTTATGCAAAAGTTTTCATCTCGTCAAGCATATACCTTTATAAAAGGTCAATATGTTCCAATCGTTCTTAATAATATTTCAGACGAATCTCAAATGACAATTGATTCGAGAAAATATTATATTCAAAATTATGAGTTTACGATGTTAGGTTATTTAATTGATGAAGATGAGTTTGAGGTTAAACCCGCAATTCAAAGAGTTACACAATTAATGGAAGTTGAAACTTCAACAAGAAGTCGTAGAAGAAACTCTAGTGAAAATCCTGATGAATTTAATTTTAATTTTCTATATGTTAGTGGAACAACATCACTGAACGATAGAATTGATTTCACAGCAAATATGACATTTGTTTCATCAAATAATATTGACACATATGATGTTTATATTAATGGTGATTATTATGGTGCCGATGTTCAAATTATTCAGATAACGACAAACGATACTTTGAGGATTGATGTTACCAAAACAAATAACACACAAGAAGGAAATATTTTGTTCGAAAACAAATTAGTTTAATCTTCTCCGTAGATATCTTTCTTCTCTTTACACCTTTCTATAATTAAGTTTTCTAAAAATTTATAAATCTTAATTCCTCGTTTTTCACAATACTTTTTAAGTATATCGTGTGATTCTGGTGATATTTTAATGTTCTTTATTTCTTTCTTTGTTTTCATAGGGCGAAAAAAGGTAGAATTATTTCATACCGTTTATAAATAGTTATTAAAAAGTAAAGTTTTTTCCTCTTTTTACGAATATTTATGTATAAAATAAATCTGCAATATAAAAATTTATAATGGCAACAGCACAAGCAAATCAAAAAGTATACGTATCACCTGGAGTATACACATCTGAAACGGACTTATCGTTCGTAGCACAGAGTGTCGGGGTTACTACGTTAGGTTTGGTAGGTGAGACTTTAAAAGGTCCAGCTTTCGAACCAGTATTCATTACTAATTATGACGAGTTTCAANCTTATTTTGGTGGAACAGAACCAGTTAAGTTTGTTAATACTCAAATCCCTAAATATGAAGCGGCATACATTGCTAAATCATATCTTCAACAATCTAATCAGTTATTCGTAACAAGAGTATTAGGTTTGTCGGGTTATGACGCGGGACCTTCTTGGTCTTTAACCGTAACTGCGAATGTTGACCCATTAACAATTGGATTAAATCCATCTACAGGTACTACTTGGAGTGCTACTTTTACAGGAACATCTTCAGGAGGAACAGTAACTTTTATTTCTGGTGCATTACCTTCACAAGTATCTGCAAATTACAACACACAATATAGATTAGCTGATGGTTCGGTTTCAACATATTCAAACGACTTTAATAGTTACTTGGATACAATTATGGACACACCATCATTATCAGCAACAACTGCGATAGTATATGGTGCTATTCCTGAAACTGATTATAATAGTTTAGTTTCAACATATAGTGCTGTAACAAATGCTTATGATTGTTATTCAGTTGATTTATCACAAAATGATTTAAGTGCTGGTTCTAACGATTCTTGGTATTATGCTAACTTCCAAAACTATAGTGCTGATAGTTATTCAGGTTATTCATTTGATTACGTTGTAAGTTCACTAACTTCAGGTTCTTCACAAAGTTTTACAGGAACTGTATCGGGTAATGTTTATAACTTCTCAGGTACTGCTTACCCTGAATACAACAATATGGTTGTTGCTACTTTACGTTCAAGAGGTATTTCATTATACACTAATAGTTCTACAAGTGAAAATCACGGACCTGTTTATCAAGTTACTGGTTTAACCGATGTATCATTACTTTGTACTGGTCAATATTCAGGTATAACAACTTCACCATATGCAACATTTGCAATTTCAGGTGTTACTAAAGAAAATGAAGTATTCACATTTGAAACTTCATTATTGGCAGCATCATCAAAATACCTTACAAAAGTTCTTGGTATTGATAATTTTGGTAAATCAAGATTTGAAGTTCCATTGTTTGTTGAAGAAGTTTATCCAGCATCATTAGCTTATGGTTACAACCAAGGTTATGTTCGTGGATTAAATTGTACTTTAATTGATTTACCTGAAGCAAGAGATACAACATCAACTACTTCAATTGCTTGGAATTTAGAAAAATATCAATCACCAGAAACTCCTTTCTTAGTATCTGAGCTAAGAGGTAATAAAGTTTATAACTTATTTAAGTTTATTTCAATTTCAGATGGTGATTCCGCAAATACAGAAGTTAAAGTTTCGATTGCTAACTTATCATTTAATAATATGACATTTGATGTGTTGGTTAGAAGTTTCTTCGATACGGATGCAAATCCTGTTGTGATTGAAAAATTCACAAATTGTAATTTGGACCCAGCATCTAACAACTTTGTTGCTAAAAAAATTGGTTCATCAAATGGTGAATACGCTTTAATTTCAAAGTTTATTATGATTGAAATGGCAGACGAAGCACCAATAGATGCAATTCCTTGTGGATTCTATGGTTATACTCAAAGAGAATACGAAAATTATTCAACATATCCATCACCTTATATTCAATATAAAGTGAAATATAATTACCCTGGTGAAGTTATTTATAACCCACCATTTGGTACAACTACAGGTGGAGTTTCAAATGCAGTTGAATCGGGTGGAGATATTGTAAGAAGAACTTACTTAGGATTTTCAACCGCTCAATATGGTGTTGATGAATCATTCTTCTCTTATAAAGGTAAACAAAATCCAGTTGGAGATTGGGCAAATGCAACAGATTCAATTAAATGGAATGTATTAAGTAAAGGTTTCCATATGGACTCAGGTGCTACGGTTGTTACAATTGGTAATACATCAGTTGATAGTGGAACTACTGCATTCGAATGTGGAGTTGCTGATTTTAGAGAAGACCCACAAACTCAAGAAAATCCATATTATTTTATTTACTCAAGAAAGTACACAGTATGTTTTGCGGGTGGATTTGACGGATGGGATATCTATAGGGAATTTAGAACAAATCAAGATAGATTCCAATTAGGTGATTCAGGATATTTGGCAGGTGCTGCGGCATCTTCAAGATACCCAACGGCAACTGGTGATGGTGTATTNAAAAGAATTATTGTTCAAAACAATACTCAAGACTTTGCAAACACTGACTACTATGCTTACTTATTAGGTGTATTAACATTTGCAAACCCTGAAGCAACAAACATTAACGTTTTTGCAACAACAGGTATTGATTATGTTAACAACTCTAATCTTGTTGAAGAAGCAATTGATATGATTCAATNTTCAAGAGCTGACTCGGTTTACATCGCAACAACTCCTGATTACAATATGTATACTCCGGATTCAACTAACTCTTTAGATATTATTTATTCACAAGAAGCAGTTGATAACTTGGATAATACAGGAATTGATTCAAACTACACAGCTACCTACTATCCTTGGATTTTAGTTAGAGATACCGTAAGTAATACTCAAATCTATTTACCACCAACAGGTGAAGTTTGTAGAAACTTAGCATTGACTGATAACATTGCTTTTCCTTGGTTCGCATCTGCGGGTTACACAAGAGGTTTAGTAAACTCAGTTAAAGCAAGACAGAAACTAACTCAAGAAGATAGAGATACTTTATATCAAGGTAGAATTAATCCAATCGCAACTTTTGCAGATGTTGGAACGGTTATTTGGGGTAACAAAACTCTTCAAGTTTCTGACACAGCATTAAACAGATTAAATGTAAGAAGATTGTTATTACAAGCTCGTAAGTTAATCTCAGCAGTAGCGGTAAGATTATTGTTCGAACAAAACGACCAAATCGTTAGACAACAATTCTTAGATAGTGTTAACCCTATTTTAGATGCGATTAGAAGAGACAGAGGTTTATACGATTTCCGTGTAACAGTTTCATCTTCTCCTGAAGATTTAGATAGAAATACATTAACAGGTAAAATATATCTTAAACCTACGAAGGCATTAGAATTCATCGATATTGAGTTCTTTATTACTCCAACAGGAGCTTCGTTTGAGAATATTTAATAAAAAACATAAGTGGGGATTCGTCCCCACTTTTTAGCCAAATATGAAAAAAATAATTAAAGAAGGATTTAAACCCGAAGGTTCACCAGATATGAAATATTATGCGTTTGATTGGGACGATAATATTGTTCATATGCCGACAAAGATTATTTTAAAGTCGGAAGACGGTGATGAGGTTGGTATGAGTACAGACGATTTTGCGGAGTTTAGAGGTCAAATTGGTAAAGAACCATTTACATATAATGGTGATACAATTGTTGGTTTTGCGGAAAATCCATTTCGTAATTTCACAACTGAAGGAGACAAAGAGTTTTTGATTGATGCGATGAGAGCAAAAGTAGGACCGGCATTTAGTGACTTTAGAGAAGCAATTAATAATGGTTCAATATTTTCAATTATCACAGCAAGAGGACATAATCCTAATACAATTAAAGAAGCAATTTATAATTACATTATTAATGATTTTAATGGTATTGATAAAAAATCACTTATCAAAAACTTAAAAAAATATAGAAGTTTTGCCGGTGAAGAGGATATGACTGATACTGAGTTAATTAAAACGTATTTGGAACTTAACAAATACCACCCCGTTTCTTTTGGAGACGAAGAAGGTGCTGCCAACCCTGAGGTTGCGAAAGTCAAAGCGATGGAAGGATTTGTGGATTATATTAAAGGAATGGCGGGTATCTTAAATAAGAGAGCTTTTCTCAAAAATGATGTGTCCAACAAATTTGTCCCTAGTGAAATATCTATTGGTTTTTCAGATGACGATTTAAGAAATGTTGAATTAATGAGTAAACATTTTAAGAAAAAACCAGATAATATAGTAAAGACTTATTCTACATCAGGAGGAATTAAGAAAGAATATAAATAAACTAGAATATATATTAGTACTAGAAATTATATATAATGAATAATTCTATATAAAAAAAAGTAAATAGAAATATTTTTAACTAACTAATATTTATAAGAATAAATAAAATAATAAAAATTAAAATAATATGGCTGATTTATTAATGAAAATGCCGGTTCCTTATGAACCAAAACGTCAGAATCGTTTCATCTTAAGGTTTCCATCAAGTTTGGGTATAAATGAATGGTTCGTAGAAACTGCTGCGAGACCACACATAACAATCGTTGCAACAGAAATCCCTTTCCTAAATACTTCAACATATGTTGCAGGAAGATTCAATTGGCAACCATTAGCTGTCACGTTTAGAGACCCAATTGGTCCTTCAGCGTCACAAGCATTGATGGAGTGGGTACGTTTACACGCTGAATCAGTTACAGGACGTATGGGTTATGCTGCGGGTTATAAAAAAGATATTGACTTGGAGATGTTAGACCCAACGGGTGTTGTTGTTGAGAAGTGGATTCTTTATGGAACATTCTTAACTGACGTTAACTTTAACGCATTATCATATTCTCAAGATGCTTTAGCAACAATCTCAGCATCGTTAAGAATGGATAGATGTGTATTAGTTTACTAATTACTATTTATTAAAAAACAATACTAACTATATTTAACCGTAAAGCTAAACTTTACGGTTATTTTTTTATATGGACAATCAACAATCAAACGACTACGGTCAACAAAATTTTACATTACCACATGATGTGGTACCATTACCTTCACAAGGTATTTTTTATAAAAATAAAAAGAAATCAATTAAGGTGGGATATCTTACCGCTGCCGATGAAAATATTTTAATGGGTGGTGCAAAAGATTTAACTCTTAATTTATTGAGGTCAAAAATATATGAACCCGATATTAGAGTAGAAGATTTAATTGAAGGTGATGTTGAGGCAATTCTTATCTTTTTAAGAAACACAGCTTTTGGACCTGAAATTTTATTAAATCTTACCGACCCGGTAACTAAAAAACCATTTCAAGCAAATGTTTTATTAGACCAACTTTCAATTGTTAATGGACAACAACCATCAGAAGATGGTACTTTTTCAATTAATTTACCTAAATCCCAAGCAACTATCAAAGCTAAACCATTATCTTATGGTGAAATTACGGAGTTATCCAGAATGGCTGAAACATATCCTCAAGGACGTGTTGTACCAAGAGTGACTTGGAGAATGAATAAGGAAATTGTTGAGGTAAATGGAACAACAGATAAAACCGAAATTTCGAAGTTTGTTGAATCAATGCCAATTTTTGATTCTAAAACTTATCGTAAGTTTATGGATGATAATGAACCCAAGCTCGATATGTCGAGAGTAGTAATAGCCCCATCAGGAGAACAACTGACAGTTAACGTCGGTTTTGGGGTTGACTTTTTTCGTCCTTTCTTCGGATTATAGACAAGGACAACTTGATGAGTTTTATTACTTAAATACGTTAATGAAAATAACGTATCAAGATTTTATGGTAATGCCCGTTTTTATGAGAAAATATTTGTTAGATAAATGGGTTGAAAATAATAAGAAGGACTAAAAAATTAGTCCTTCTTCTATTTATAGGTAACGAGAAATTAAATTATGGCAGCAGAAGATGAAAAAAAAGATTTAGAAGATATTCTCAATTTATATACGGAAATAGAAAAACCTTTGGAAAGTGTTTTTAATGCAATTTCTAATATGAAAATTGAAGCTCAAAGTCTTAACCAAGCATTTCTTGGAGGAAGAGTTCGAATTGAGGAAATGCAAATTGCAATTAGTTCTTCAGTTGCATCAATAACTAAGCTTGGTGGTGGCATTATGGATGTTACTAAAACAATGGAAGGAATTGCTGAGGGTTCTCGAAGAAATGTAATTGCTACTGTAGACCAAGTTTCAGAATTATATGCATCATCAGAAATATTACAAACAAATGCACTTGCATTAACTAAGAATTTTGCTGAAGCGGGATATGAGGTTTCTCAAATTGGTGATAATGTTGAGGATTCAATAAAGTATGTTCAAAGTTTAGGTTTAAATGCTAGAATTGTAACTAAAGAAGTTACTGAAAATTTACAGTTAATGAATCGATTTAATTTTAATGATGGTGTTCAAGGGTTGACCAAAATGGCTGCACAAGCATCAATGTTAAGATTTGATATGAACGAAACCGCTGTTTTTGCGGATAAAGTTTTAAGACCTGAAGGTGCTATTGCAATGGCAGCAGGATTTCAAAGATTAGGACTTGCCGTTGGTAGTTTAGGAGACCCATTTAAATTGATGAATGATGCAATTAATGACCCTGGAGCATTACAAGATAGTATAATTAAAGCAACACAAAAATTTGTTAGTTTTAGTAAAGAAACAAATTCATTTAAAATAAGTGCGGCAGGTATTTTAAGTTTGAAAGAAATGGAAGATTTAACTGGTATTTCTTATCAACAGTTAACTAAAAGTGCTTTAGCTGCGGCAGATTTAGATACTCGATTATCTGCTATAAATCCAAGTATTAATTTTGATAATGAAAATGATAAGATACTTTTGGCAAATATTGCAAGTATGGGTGAAGGCGGAACGTATGAGGTTAACTTAAAAGACAATACCAAAAAAGAATTACAAAATCTTAACCAAGAAGAGTTTGATGAATTAATCAAACTACAAAAAGAAACTCCAAAAACTGTTGAGGCTATTCAAAGAAATCAATTACACGAAATGACAGAGGTGGCGGCAAATACATTAGGTATGTTAAATCAAATGAGATATGGTACCGCTGGTGCAAAAGAGGTTGTGTCTAATGTTGTGGGTTTAGAAAACATTGTGAGAACAGTTTCAAGAGAAATTAGTAATGCTGGTCCTGAAACAAAAGAGGTAAGTAAGTTTGTTGATGAATCAATACGAGCACTTCAATCTTTAATTACAAAAACACAATCAGGAGAAATTAGTGAACAAACTTTTAATACGCAATTTAAAATATTAGAAACAAAGTTTATTGATTTACCCGAATATATTTCAGATAAAACTTCTAATATTTTAACTAATATAATTAGTAAAACTACAGGTACTTCGTCAACAGAAAAATCTTTCAAGTCAGCAATGGAAGAATTCAAAAAAGTGATTGATACAGGTAAAGTTGGAGCAGTTAAAACTAAAGTTAAAAAAATCCCTGAGATTGATGGTGCTTCAGTATTTGGTGCTAGTGGTGCAAGAGCAAGACAAATTGATGCAATAAGTAAAGTTCAAGAATATGTTAAAAGTACACCTCAAACAGTTGGTGTAGGTGGTGTAATAACAATTAAAATTGATGCTCCTCCTGGTGTTAGTGTTGAATATTTAAACAAAACACTAACCAATTTGGTTAATAGTGAAAGTTTCATAAAACAAATTGTAAAAATGACAAAACAAGTCGCTCCAACAGAAATTAAGGGAACAAAAGAATAAAAAAAAATACCATCAATCTATTTATAAATAAAACATAGATGGCGACAAGTCCTTTAGATTTAATTAATATTGAAAACTTCTTAAAAAGGCTTACTAAAAGGAATTTACAACCTTATAGTAAATCTCCTAGTAAGTTTACGCCACCTATTAATTTTGAGTATAGTCAATCAGATTATTCTGTTATTGATAGTCCTGACCAACTTATTGACGAACCTTCTTTAGCCAACAAATTATTCCCGTTAAATCAATATGGAAATGAGGGTGGTTATAGACAAGCACCCGACCCTAACGGATTACTTAATAGTAAATCAAACGAGGGGGAATATGGTTATCAAGATGCCAATATTGTTGATGAATCGTTTATTGCTTCGGATAAGGGTATTGGAAACATTTCACCGGCTTGGAAACCATTAAATGCTTATGCTGGTGTTGGACAGGGGTTAGATGCCGCAAACGCAATTGGAACGTTTAATTCAGTTACACCTGACCAAGATAGACAAGGAAACGGACAACCGTATTCAAATAATTTTAATCCATCATTATTCGTCCCTTCAAGTTATTCTCCCGTATCAATCTTATTATTTAAAGACCCACAAGGTAGTGATGGTCTGTTAAGTCAAGATTCGTATATTGCAAGAATGGGTGCTGAAAACTTAAGAAAAGATTTTCAAGCTCGAATCGCAGCACAAATACTTCAAGACACAATTGGAAGAGCCAACATATTCAACGTAAGAAGTGGAACAGACATTTTAAGTCTTGTAACCGGTAGAGTTCCTTTAATTGAACCTAACTATAAGATTACAATTTCTTCAAATCCAATTCTTGCTGCTAGTGATTTTGCTTTAAGACTTGCTGGTAGTATTTTACCTGTATCTACAATTCCTGGTTCATATTTTGACCCAAGTATTAATCCAGGTCAACCAACAACAATTCAACAATTACAGAACGCCTATAGACAATCTACCGTTGGAAAATTATTAACTGGTTTATTGGGAGCAAATACCACAGGTTCACAATTGTTTTATAACAATTTGGGTAGTGGACAAAAGTCCCGTTTATTTGGTAATATTGATTTTAACAAATATAAACCAAGTTTTGATAGAACTTTATTTGACAGATTGGGCGGGGCGATTGTTGGTTCAACAACCAATAATAGTGATTACTATGTAGGTTCTATTACCTCTGACCCGTCAAGAGTATTTTCTCCATCAGGAGATTTACCTGTAAATACCTATGGTCAGGAACAACAAATGCCGGTCTATGGACCACAAGAACTTGCTCAACTTTATGAAGGTCCTTCACAAGAAGTTAGACTTGGCGCTAATGGTCCTACATATAGTAATGGTGGTGGTATTGAGGGTGGATTTACTTGGGTTTCTCCAAAGTATAAAGGTAATGCCGGTAAAAAAGTTGGTCTTGGTGGAGCAATCTTTAATCAAGATGAAGACTTTAAGCCCTCATCTTACAACTCAACTGAATCAACAAATAGAGTATATCGTGAAGGTTCAATTTTAGATGACACCCAAAGAATTATCGATAGCCAACCTCAAGGTGGTAAAAGATTACAACATGTAGGTAATGCTATTGACCAAGTGAGTAAGGTCTTTCACGATGGTTATAAAGAGATTACAAAGGGTTCTAGAGTTCTTTCATACATCGGTTCAATTGGACAAGAAGTTGGTACGGAATATTGCCGAGTTTTTGCCAAAGATACACCATATCTTCAATTTAATGACTTACAAAAAACTGATGGTATTACAACACAGGGTAGAAGATTTTCTTATTCGGTATTGGATAATACCTATAACCTTAATATTGCTCCAAACAAACAAGAAGGTGGTCAAGATTCGACAAACTTAATTGGAAATGATAATAATGGTTATGCCAAGAAATATATGTTCTCGATTGAGAACTTGGCTTGGGCTACGTCAAACGCTCCGGGTTATGCGGTTGCTGATTTGCCGGTTTGTGAAAGAGGACCTAACGGTGGTAGAGTAATGTGGTTCCCTCCATATGCATTAACGTTTACTGAAAGTGTTAATGCTAACTGGAATGCTAATGAATTTTTGGGAAGACCCGAACCAATTTATACTTATAAGAATACTTCAAGAACGGGTACTTTAACTTGGAAAATTGTTGTTGACCATCCGTCAGCGTTAAATGTTATTGTTAACAAGGTTTTAAATAATGAAACCAATAAAGTAAGAATCGATAGTATTTTGGAATCGTTCTTTGCGGGATGTAGGAAATATGATTTATATGAACTTGCTAAGAAATATTATACAATAAAACAAGATGATTTATTTCAAATTCAACAAGCCATTACTTCAAAAGAATTATCAAAAGAATCTGTTGAATATGCTGTGAAGACTGTTGGTAATATAGATGCGGTGGCTCAAGGAACTGCCGGTGTTACAGATGCTAATAATAAAATAATGGCATATAATGATTTAGGGTTTTATTTTGATAATGATATTCCAACACAACTTGGTGTTAATTATGAGGACACGTATACACCATATATTAGTAGAGAAGGAACTTATGGTCCAAATAGTGTTGTCGCTCAAACAACAAACTTTTTTCAATCGGTAATTAAACCAAACAAAGATAAGATTGATGATTTTATAAATGAGTTAAAAACTCAAATGTCTAATTATCCGGGAACGGTTACAATAACAATAGCTGGTAGTGCTTCAGCACCAGCAAAAAAAGATTATAATAAAAAGTTATCGGAAAGACGTATTGATTCTGCAATAACATATATGACTGGAAAAACTGAAATAAAACAATTTGTAGAAGAATCAAGATTGTTATTTACAAGAGTTGCTGAAGGTGAAGTCGTGTCCCAAGTTCAAAAATTTGACCTTGAAAAAAAATTTATTAGTGGTGAAAAAGTTAACTGTACAGATAACGATGCTGATAGTTTGTCTCCAACAGAAAAAATATTTTCAACAAATGCTATGGCGTGTAGAAGAGCGTTTATTTCAAGTATTAAGTCTGATTTAAATAAACCACCATCGGAGGCCCAACAAGCAAAAACAGATGTTACCGTTGGTAATGTTGTAACTAAGACGGTTACTCAGAATGTTTTAGAACAAAAAGTTGTTGTTAGAGATAATATTAGTAAAAGAGTATTAAGGGCATTATTATCTGAGTGTGATTATTTTGAAACAATAAAAGAAGAAACTCCGATGGTTTATGATAACTTAAAAGAAAAATTAAAGTTTTTCCAACCGGCTTTTCACTCAATGACACCTGAAGGATTAAATTCTAGACTTACATTCTTACAACAATGTATGAGACCTGGAGATACAATACCTACAGTTAAATCTGTTGGTGGAAAAGATGTTTTAGAATACAACAACGCCACAAACACGTCTTTTGGAGCACCTCCTGTTTTAGTATTAAGAATTGGTGACTTTTATAATACAAAAATTATTCCAACAAGTTTAGGATTTACCTATGAAGAGTTAGATATTAATCCTGAAGGTATTGGTGTTCAACCTATGATTGCCATTGTTACTATGGGATTTAACTTTGTTGGTGGTAGTGGATTAAAAGAATCGGTTGATAAATTACAGAATGCGTTAACATTTAACTATTATGCTAATACTGAAATTTATGACGATAGAGCAACACCAACAGATGATAGTTATAAGGTTATTGATAAACAAATTTTAGATGCTAATAAAAATATTCCACCTCCAACACTTAACGACGCATTACCTAATCAAGGTCAAACAAATGAATCGACGGTTGGTACAATAATAACAACGGTTAATTCTGGAGATATTGTTTCAGGTACAACAAGTTATCAAACTTTTATGGATGATTTAATTACGGATACTCAAACATATTTCACAAATGTTGTTAATAAAAATAGAGAATGTGTTAATCAATATAATAATGCTTTAAGACAACAATGGATGTTAGAAAGAACTTATAAAGATGGAGAATTTGCCTTGGATTTAACGCCCACACCTTCAAACGTAGAACTATTTGGAAAACCATACAATGTTGAAAAAAGAATTGACGAAATATTTTCAGATTTAATTGCGGATGTTAAAGGTGATGATGAAGGGTTCATTCAATTTTTAAATGAAAAAAAGTTTAGTTTTTCAAATAAAGTTATTCGTCAAGTTAAAGACAATTATGTTAAATTCTTGCAAGAGAAAAAAGGTGTATATCAAAATCCTGTAACTATGATAACTCAAGGAATGGTAAACGCTCAACAAGTTTATATTCCAAAATTATCAAGAATTAATACAATTATTTATGAAGTTCCGGGATTTACAGATACTGGTACCGATGGATTTGCCAAAAAGAATGGACAAATAACAACATACATTACTTCTGGAACTAGTGATGTTGATACTACTTCAGGTGTTTCAACAACACTAGAAGAATTAAAAAACGATATAAAAAAAATTGGTGAAAGTATTTATGCGTTTAATGAAGCAATAATTACTGAGACTACTTTTGAGGGTTATTCGGGGCCATTAGTGTTTCCTAATTCTACAAAAATTAAAACAAAAGATGTTTTTAATCCATTCCAAACAGAGGTATTTACTAACAAGAATTTATCATTAAGAAGAGTTTATATGTTAATGTCAAATGACGTTATTGATTCAAAAAAACAAGAAACATTTAGAAATGCATTAATTGGTAATATTATTAGTAATGTTGACTTAATTGGAAATAATGGAAAAAAATTGGTGGATGCGTTTGATGAATATTGGATAACACAAACAAAACCAAATTTTGAAAAGGAAAATAAAATTACAAGGGGAATAATTGATAAAAAAGAAAAGGAAGAATTGGTTCCGTTTTTAAAGTTTACTCCTTATACTAAAGGTAAAAAACGAGTGTTTACTTATACAACAGAAAACGCTAATAGTGAAAATCAAATAACATTGATTAAAGGGTTAGGTCAATTTGGTAATTTAAATACTATTACTAAAACTTGGAATGATGCAGTTTCACCATTAACTTATGTGTCTAAAACAAAACTATTATAATGGCATTTCAATATTATAACAGATATAGTGAATTTTTAATTAATGGAGAACAAACTGTTGTCCCCTTTGTTGACTTGCCACAAAAAACCACAGATAAAAATTACATTTATAAAGTTGCTCAAAGTAGATTAGATATTATATCACAAGAATATTATAACTCACCATATTTTGGTTGGTTGATATTACAAGGTAATCCTCAATTTGGTGGACTTGAAAATAATATATATGATGGTGCTGTATTGATTATTCCTTATCCATTACTACCATCATTACAAGACTATAAAGCGGCGTTGGATAATTATTTTTATTATTATGGCAGGTAACAGACCAGGAGATAACAGTGGAAACATATTGGTTGATTTTGATTACAACAACATAATTGTTGTTGACCCTAACAAAACAATTGATGCGTTTGGTAATATTGCGGAAAGATTGGTTGACCACGAAAATTTGGTTATGTATGCCAATTTAGAGGCTGAAGTTGTACCAAGAACAAAATTATCTGTTGGTGGTAGTCCCGAAGATAGAATTAGAACCATTTCAGTTGCTAAGATGAATTTCTTAAGACCAACAGAAGGAACTTACTTAAGTACTGGTTATTATGATGAATTAACTGGTAAAGATTCTATAAATCAAAAAGGTGTTAATCAACTAAAGGAGGAGACAATAATTGGTCCAAATAACCAAGCTTATAAGAAAATGTCACCTGTTGAAGAAGGGAAAGTTGTTGATAGTGGTTTATTGGGTATAACCTCAATTGAGGTCAGTACAAACACTTCATTTATTCCTACTGTAACAATTTTATTGGAGGATATTCAAGGTAGAGCATTATTTCAATTAGGTAATAGTTCACCTTACGCAGCCTTTTTTAATTTACCATATTGTCCGTTTTATTTAACCCTTAAAGGTTATTATGGTCAAGCCATTAAATACCAATTAAATCTTAGAACATTTAACGCTAGTTATAACTCATTCAGTGGTAACTACCAAGTTAGATTAGAGTTTGTTGGATATAAGTTTAATATTCTTAATGAAATTTCTATTGGGAACTTGTTGGCGACACCACATATGTATAGTACAAGATATGATGTTTCGAGACCGACAGGAACATTAGAGTTAGGAAAAAATTCATCTGCTTTAGGTGTTAGAGTTTCAGAACCAACAAATAGCCAAGATAATGTTGTAACACAAATAGTATCGGAAAGAGGTTATGAAAAAATAGTTGAGGTTTATAGTGAATATAAAGCCAAAAAATTAATTCCTGAGGACTTCCCTGAGTTAACGGTTGCTCAATTAATGAGTAAACTTAGTAATTTTGAAAAATCAATTATTGCTTCTTATCCTCCGGCTAATGTTCAACCTTTAACTGATATTAGACAATATAAAGATGTTCTATCAGCATATTTCAATCAAATTAGAGGAGCTTCTAATTCTTGGTTTAAAACATATATGAACCCAAAACCAATTGTTTTGGTTACAGGTCAATATGTTTATACATTTAAAAACCAATATTTAACACCAGCAAATGCTCAAGTTAGAGAAACGGCAAAAAGTTTATTAAATGGTCAAATAAAGGAGTATAATGATTTATTGGCATCAAATCCTGTTTTAGGTAAAAAAGGTTTATCCCCAATTAAAAATAGTATTGTATATGGTATGTTTACTATTGATATTGATTTTGAAAGTGTTGATTTGTTAAAGACACTTCAAGAACAAACTGGAATTACTTCTCCAACTAATGAAGACTTAGTTAATATAAAAAAATATATTGAAGATATTTTAAGACCTTTTCAAGAAACAACTAAAGGAACTCAACAAAACCCATCTAAAGTTTCAAAAATTAACGAACCGTTGTATGTTTTTGATGGTGAGGATAAATTTGATAGAACAATATCACAAATTGAAACTGAGGCCAACAAAAAACTATCGGAATATGAAACTGTTATATCGGCAGATTTGGCAAGAAAAATTGAAAACTCAGATACAGGTATTGGATTTAAACCTAGTGTTAGAAATATTTGTGCGGTTGTTATGGCATCGGCAGAAGGGTTTATTAGATTACTTGATGATGTACATACCAACGCTTGGAATGTTAAGTATGACCCAGTTAGAAAAGAAGTAATTATAAATAATCAAACTGCGGCACAAGGAACCGACACTCGTGGTAATGTTCCTGTTGCTCCAACTGCATTAAATAATAATTCAAATTATGCCAATTCACAAATACCTGTTTATCCTTGGCCTCAATTTTTTGTTGAAACTCCTGATGATAAAAAAGGAAGATTTCAATTAAAATATATTGGTGACCCATCTGTTGTTGGNNTTACTAAAGGTTATTTGTATGAAAAATGGCCTGANGTTGAATTTGTTGAAGAGTTTATGAGAGGTTTAACTCAAAAGTTTAATCCTCCTATTGTTCAACCACCAACCGACAATGGACAGACAACTAAGGTAATTAATATAAATGCAATTGAATTTCCTTCAATTGGTCTTGCTTATGCCAATAAAGAAGAAGTTAAATTTTTCTATGAAATATGGGAAAGACAATTCTTAACCTCAAACTATTCTGGATTTATTAGAGCAAACCAAAATCAACGTAATCAATTAATTAACTTAAATATTGAAACAGAGACTAATAATATTGTTTTAGGTCTTGGAATTAGTTCACCGTATATTACATTCAAATTAAAAAACTGGAATTTAAGTGAACCAAGTTATGATTTGTTTTTACAATCAATATCAAATGATGGAACTGGTAGGTCTTATCAAGAATTTAGTAGAGATTTATTTGTAACACCTTATATTAAAAATCTCACAGAAAATTCGTTTAATATTCTTAGTATAAAAGATTTAGGTAAAATCCCTCAAGAATCACCAAGTTCTGAGGCATTAACTCAATTGGTTAAAAACGCTTCAAATACTCCTTTGGTTGTTGACACATATCCGTTTACTAATCCTTCTTGGGTTGAAAACAATATGAGTTCAAGTAATCTTAGTAAAGGTGAATTAGTGTATGATACTAAAAATGTAATGACAGTATTTGATGAGAGAAATGTTATTGCCAATTTTACCAGTGTTTATAATAAAACAACAAACCGACCTGTTACCAACTTTTCATATTTAAATCCAACAACACCAAGTTTAAATAATATTGTTGGATTGGATGCGTTCTTTAAAGGTAGAGAGGTATCTGATTTTGTACCAACAGAGGGTTATGTTAATTACATTTCACCAACACTTAGTTTATCAACTCAAACAATTACATCAATACTTAATACTCCGTATTTTATTAATGCAATACAGAATGGTGTTTATAATTGGAGAAGAAATGATAAATACCCATATATCCAAGCGGCTTATTTATTCTTGAATTCATTACCATTAGCGTCATTAAGAGAAAGATATAAGACATTAGATTCTTCAAATGATTTAGATTATATTGCTTCTTGTTTTAAAAAGTTTGGTGCTATTCATAAAATGCCTTATGCTTGGATTCTTAAATTAGGTTCTGTTTGGTATAGATATAAAACATATAAAGAACAAGGTGTTGATATTATTGATTCCGCTTGGAAAAACTTTAACTACAAAGAAAACTTTGACCCTATTACAAGTGCCGAAACAAAGACATATGAGTTTACATTTGACGGTGTTAAACAAATAACTTTACAAGAACAAACTACCTCAAACATTAAAATTCAAACAGGATTTTTCCCTAAAGTTATTAATGACTTTAACGTATTTTATAAGGGATATGATTTATATGTGAATTACACCGACAAAGAAATACAGAAGAGTGTTAATGAAGGTATGAAAGTTTATAACTTTGATGATTCTAATTTTAATGCAACACAAAATAACACAACACTTAATTTTCAAACTTGGTCAGTAATTCTACCAGATAATATTGAAGACCCAACTACGAGTAGTGAACCCTGTGAGGTACCACCATCAATTGCGGTTACAGGACCAAAATATTTTGTTGTTCCATCATTTGGTTCAGTTTTGGCAAATCAAGCCGAATTAAATTGCGTTTCAAATGGAGCAACCAAAGTTGATTTAACAAATAACGAATCTATGTATAATGGTTCTGTTAGATTATTGTGGTCAACACCAAACTATGGTTATTTCGATGCCAATCAAGTTGTAAAACCACAACCTGATTCATATGTTAATAAAATATTACCAAACACATCAAGTCAAGCTCCATTCACATTATTATCGAGTGATGAATATAGTAAAATAGAGGAAATCTTTTCTGTATTTGATAGAAGTATTTTAGATAAATTGGAACAAGAGTTTTTAAACTTTTGTAAACCTATTGCGGATATTGATTTAGGTCCACAAGTTCAAGTAGCAATTGGTGTTTCACCTGTTGATATTAACGCTGTTTATAAAAACTTCCAATATCTTTTTAGAAGTTTGATGAGTGTTACGACAAAACAATCAACAACAACAAACGAGGAATATTTTAATGTGTTAGCTGAAAATCAATTAGGAGTCTTTACTAATACGATGAAGTCTTTCTTAGAGTATGATGTTCTATTAAAGTATGGTAATCCTGCAAACTATAAAAGAAGAATATTTAATTCGTTTTTATCACAAAATTTAACAACACCAACTGTTGTTGACCCAATTCAATTTGACCCTTATGTTTTTAATACATTACCTGGTGGAGGAACAATAACTTTAGAACAATCTAAATTATCTTATCCACAACAATGGGCAACATTAGAAACTGAAGTCGGATTTTCAACAATTCAAAATTTAATTTATAGTGATAGTGGTTCGTACATAACTGATTTCTTTATTGATAATAATATTGGATTCAATACCCAAAATATTACATTATGTGCTCCTTTAGTTAAGATGTATGCCACACAAAAATTATATTCTCCAAGTATAACAAGTGATGGGTTTAAACAAACAATTCAAAGTTATTTACAACAAACTGCAAATTTTCAAAACGATTTATTGAATACATTACTAACACAAGTAAGAGATAAATTACCTAATCAAGACCAATTACCTGAAAAAACAATTAAGAGTGTTATTGATGGACAACAAAGTAAAGTTGAGAATTATGAAGTCTTTAAAGCATTAAATGATAAGTGGATTGCGGGTTCTGATTATAAAAGTAAAACATTATTTGAGGACTTTATGTTTTTAGATAGAGCATCAAGAAATATTGGGGATACTATTATTATTGATATTTTTGCTCTTAGAGACGCTTTTGGTGATGTAGAAAATAACAAAGCGTTGAATTTACGTATGAGTGTTTTTACTTTTTTAAGTAGTATGTTGATTAACAATAAGTTTAATGTTATGCCATTACCTTCTTATGTTAACTTTTATAATATTCAAGAAGTTGATGGTACAACAATATCACAAAACAAAGAAGGTTCGTTAAAGTTTGCGGATAATATGTGGGGAACATTTTTAGATGTTGACTATAGAAAATCAACACCAAAAATGGTTTGTTTTTATACTGGCCTTCCATCACAATATTTGGATTTACCTGAGGGTAATTCTAGATATAGAGATGATGCGTTTGAGATGAGACGAGCTTCAGATAATCCGTTAATGGAAGATTGGCAAAATAAAAGCGATTATGCGTTGTCAAATAGGTGTGTTGGATTTAATGTTGATTTGGGTATTAGAAATCAAAATATATTTTATTCATTTAACGTTTCAATGGATAGTGGTAAAGCAACTTCAGAGTCGATATTGGCTGAATTAGATATGAGCAACCAAGCTAATGGAAGAAATAGTACAACTCAAAATGTTGGCATTTATAATTACTACAAACAAAGAAGTTATACTTGTCAAGTTGTTTCAATGGGAAATGCGTTAA